TGTGCTGTGAGATCCTATTACCCACACGTTCATTTAAGCGATTAGACGACGATAGTGGACGCATAGCGTTATGTACACTGGGATCTATCAACTGGGGATCGTTCCGTAATCCAGAGGATATGCGTAGAGCCTGTAGGATTCTACAGCGTAGCCTGTGTAACATTCTTGACTATCAAGATTTCTTGTCGATACAAAGCAAACTGTCTAACGATGAGATACAACCACTAGGCATTGGTGTTACTAATCTTGCCTACTGGCATGCCAAGCGTGGGCTCAAGTATGGCGAGAAAGATGCACTACAGGATGTTAAGACATGGATGGAACATCAAGCGTTCTACTTAACAGAAGCTACAGTAGAGCTGGCCAAAGAACGTGGACCATGTACCGAAAGTCATAAAACTAGATACGGTCAAGGCGTCTTTCCTTGGGAACTACGTGCCAAGGGTGTTAATGAACTGGCAGACTTTGCTCCTGAACTTGATTGGGAAACACTACGTAGTAATATGAAACAGTATGGTGTACGCAATGCCACATTGATGGCTATTGCCCCTGTTGAAAGTTCAAGTGTTGTAATCAACTCAACCAACGGCATTGAAATGCCCATGAGCTTGATTTCAGTTAAAGAATCAAAGGCAGGAAGTTTTGTACAGGTTGTACCTGAGTATCATAAACTAAAAAACAAATATCAAATGATGTGGGAACAGAAAGACTGTGATGGCTATTTGAAAACAGCCGCGGTACTTGCTGCCTATGTTGATCAATCAATTTCAACTAACACATTTTACAATCCGGCACACTTTGCAGATCGTAAAGTGCCAACTACATTGATTGCTAAAAATTTAATGCAAGCACACATGTGGGGATTGAAAACATTCTATTACAGCTTAATTAACAAAGCAGGCAGTAAAGCAATGGCTGAAGCAACTCCCGAAGTACACTATAACGGGTTCCATAACGAAAGAGAATTAATCGAAGACGAAGACTGCGAGGCATGTAAATTATGAGCAAACAACAATATAACCTAACTACAAAAACAGACTATCTCAATCGCAAGATGTTTCTGGACCCAGCAGGGCCAGTTACCATTCAACGCTTTGAAGAAGTAAAATATAAAAAGATTGCAGACTTTGATGCAACTGCTCGAGGATTCTTTTGGCAACCAGAAGAGATCAGTCTTACTAAAGATTCAAACGATTTTAAAGATGCTAGCGATGCTGTCAAACATATCTTTACTAGTAACTTGTTACGTCAAACTGCGCTAGACAGTTTGCAAGGTCGTGGTCCAACACAGGTCTTTACTCCGGTATGCAGTCTCCCCGAAGTAGAAGCACTGATGTACAACTGGGGATTCTTTGAAACCAACATTCACAGCAAGAGCTACAGTCATATTATCCGCAACATCTATAACGTGCCCAAGGATGTGTTCAACACAATCCATGATACTACAGAAATTGTAGACATGGCATCAAGCGTTGGAGACTACTACGACAAACTGCATGTTATCAACTGCCGTAAAGAACTTGGACAAGCAGTCACTGAGAAAGAACATGTCAAAGCCGTTTGGTTGGCCTTACACGCAAGTTATGCTCTAGAAGCATTTCGATTCATGGTATCATTTGCCACAAGTTTAGCCATGGTAGAGAATAAAATCTTTATGGGCAATGGTAACATTATTCAATTGATTCTTCAAGATGAATTGTTACACAAAGGCTGGACTGCCTACATGATCAATCAAGTGGTTAAAGAGGATGCTCGATTTGTTGAGGCTCGAGAAGAATGCCATGCAGAAGTGTATCAACTTTACATGGATGTTATTCGTGAAGAAAAAGAATGGGCTACTTACTTGTTCAAGTTAGGACCTGTTATTGGACTTAATGCAAACATCCTGCGAGACTTTGTAGATTATACCGCAGTAGGTGCATTAAAAGATATTGGTATCAAATATCTTCAGGCCGCACCAAAATCAACACCAATTCCGTGGTTCAACAAGCACACGGATACCAGCAAGAAACAAAGTGCTCTACAAGAAACAGAAAGCACAAACTATGTTATCGGAGTCATGGGAGAAAATATTGACTATGCTGAATTGCCGACTATATAATACAGTTAAAAGGATATATCATGGAAGTAATAGTTTGGAGCAAGTATCATTGCCCTTATTGCGATCAGGCAAAAGCACTGCTGGCACAGCAAGGTGTTAAATTTGAAGAACGTAAAATTGGTGACGGCTATACCAAAGAAGAATTGTTAGAAGCTGTACCAACTGCTAGAACAGTACCACAAATTGTTATCAATGGCAACGTGATTGGTGGTTTTACAGAATTAAGAAAATACATCGATGAAACTGGTTTCAACGGTAGCGGGTACTAATAGGAAAAATGTAAATGTTATTTAATAAACAGAAATTCACAGCAGGCGACATTGTCACAATTAAATTAATTTCAGGCGACGAGATAATGGGTAAGTTTATCGAAGACGCCATGGGTTCAATTACTCTTGATAGGCCAGTTATGTTAGCTATGACACAGAAAGGACCAGCAATGGCTCCTGTGTTAGTCACAGTGAATCCGGATTCAAAGTTGACCTTCAACACACAGGCAATTACGGTGATGGCAGAAAGTGATGCTGAAATTGGCAAACAGTATGTTTATCAAACCACAGGTATTCAACCAGTGACTGCTGGCAGCATTATCAAAGGATAATGTATGGCTGTTACTTCATCAACAGTTATAACTTACGAAAGCAGATTGATAGATTCGGGCAATGCTCGTGCTATTTTTAAAGTTACAACAACGACAACTGTTACTACTGCTCCGAGCGCCCCTGTGGGTACCGTAATTTCAGAGTCTCTTCAATTCGAATCTGTAGATTACAGTGAGCTAGTTAGATTAGCAGCCGGAGATGGAATACATACGATAAGCCCTTTAGAGTTTATCAGTTTTATATCTACTTATATATTTTTAATTGAGGGTGGAGAACTTTCAAAAGACAGACCAACTATAACACCTAAAGAATTAGATAAAGTTCAAAAACGAATTGCTGGATATCTAAGTAAGATAAACGACTTGCCGAAAGCATTTTAAGGAACGTATATGCCAGCTGTAGCTAGACAAGGCGACCCAACAACAACCGGACATGGGTGTGATGCCACTTCGACTATAACAGGACCAACCGGCGCCAGTGCAAGAGTATATGTCAACAGTATAGCAGTTGAATGCCAAGGTGATCCAGTGGCTTCTCATACTATTCCGTCCGGTCGAAATTGTGTTGCTCACTCAGCAGTTATTAATGTTGGGTCAGGCACAGTTAAGGTAGGTAATAAACCGTTAGCACGAGTCAGCGACTCAACCGACGGCGGTGCCATCACTGCTGGCAGTCCCAACGTATTTGCAGGGTAAAATGAAAAAATTCTTATGGAAATGTTTAGGCTTCCTTAGTTTGGGAATGGCCTATGTTGGATTAGTTACACCGGGCATCCCCTACTCAATCTTTGTGGTATTTGCAGCCTACTGCTTTAGCAAGGGCAGTGAGCGTATGCATGCTTGGATTTACAATCACAAACTGTTTGGACCGTTCCTTACTAACTGGGGTGAAAAGCGTGTGTTCCCACAGAAGATGAAATACTTCATGTTGTTCATGATGACAACCAGTTTGATCACCATGTGGTTGACAGCAGTCCCAGTTCGTGGTATAATATACACAGCAGTGTTTATGATGCTGGTGGCCATATGGGCTTGGAGATTCCCCAGCTCAGTTGAAGAATATGACAACAGAAAAGCACAAGGTAAAAAAATTGGATGGATTAAATGACACCTACCTATAAGGTCACTCCACTGTTTGGCGTGCCTTTGTACCAGACCAACATTGGGTCATTAGATAAAAGCATGCGTGACTTTATTGAAAGTCAAGAATATGAGCGCATGGCCGCCGACAACGGTGACTATACAGTGAACAAGTATATTTTAGATACTCCAGAACTTGCTCCGTTGAAAGCTAAAATTATGAAAGCGGCAGATAATTTTATCTACACAGTGTTAGACGTAAAACGCAACATGGATTTTCGCATGGAGAACAGTTGGGTGAATCGGCATTACACAGGTGATTTCTCAGGACAACACTATCATGGCAACAGCCTTATCAGTGGCGTCTATTACATAGATACAGGAGTTGATACCGGCGCATTTGTCTGTCACAAAGACAAGGGCAATTATAATCTATGGACCGAAACTGTGAGAGTGGACTTCAACTATCAAGACCACGCTGATGATGCCAAACTGAATTTCTTCAATGCAGATGCTTGGGGCATATTCCCTGCCAAAAATGATTTGATCATGTTCCCGTCCATGATGACTCATTCAGTTGAGGAAAATCAATCAGCAAAGGTACGATACAGTTTGGCCTTTAACCTATTCCCTAGGGGCAAAGCCGGCGGCCCAATCAACACACTGACTGTTTAAATGCAACATAGAATAACGCCATTGTTTGCAATACCCTTGTTCCAAACACATCTAGGCGATCTCAATATTATAACCAAAACTTGGTTAAAAAATCTTGAGTATCCTTATCAACGGACTGGCCACGATGGCACTGACGAAGATCTCGATGAGGGATCAAAAGGCATGTATATTCTAGACAAACCTCAACTCAAGAATTTGCGTAAACAGATAACAGACACCATTGATTATTTTGTGCATCAATCGTTGGGCGTCGACGATGGTATAAAATTTGATATATCAACCAGCTGGGCCAATCGATATCTAAATGATGAACTTGTGATTAAACATAATCATAAAAATTCTATGATCAGTGGAGTCTACTATATAGAAACAACTCCCACCACTGCTCCAATTGTGTTTGAACAGGCATGGTCGCATGTGAACCTGTTTCACTCAACAACAACGCCCACATTTAAAAAAACGCATTTGAATGAGTATAACTCAAGCACACATACCATTTATCCGAGAACTGGAGATCTCTTGTTGTTCCCTTCCCATCTAGAACACACAGTTCCCGCAAGTGATTCAAAAGACATAAGATACAGTCTAGCATTTAATTGTTTTGCTAGAGGACATATGGGATTCGGAACTGGACAAATAACACTATGAAAAAAATTACACTAGAACAGCTGGTAGAAATTGCAGCAGAAGTAGAAGCTGGCGATCCTGCAGATTGGGGCAAACTTGCTGTCGGGCAAGAACAGGCATTTAGAATGATTGGCACAAGTATACTTGACATGTTTGACAAAGAAGTGTATACTGATGATGACAAGCTAATAATGTTGGCAACTATTACCAAACTAACAGTTGAAAACATGTTGCTTAATCTAAAGATTATGGATAAAAATTCATAAATAACTCACACAGACAGCATAAATTTACAAACAAGGAAAATAGTAAAATGGTAACAGGAAAAGTAAAATGGTTTAACGACGCCAAAGGTTTTGGATTCATTACTCCGGACGATGGTGGCGCAGACTTATTTGCTCACTTTTCACAGATTAATTCGAGTGGCTTCAAGAGCCTACAAGAAGGACAGAGTGTAAGGTTTGAAGTGACTCAGGGTCAAAAAGGCGAGCAGGCTAGCAATATCCAAGCTGCCTAAAAGAATTGTTGTAATCCCTTCAAAGTGAAGGCATTCTGGACGCGGGTTCGACTCCCGCCAGGTCCACCATAAAGTATACTCCGATCCGAGTATTCTGGAAGCAAAGCGAAAGCTGAGTATACTTCATAATGGGCCTGCCATGGTTTCGACAGGGTGAGATAATAGAGACGGCAACACGGTAGGCGATGACCGTAAATCAAGCAAAAATCGTAAATGCAAACGCAGATACATTTGACTTCAGCGCAATGAGCTTCACTGGAAACACTGTTTCCGGCAAAAGCAAAGTTGCCCTAGCTGCCTAAAAAACAGCGGTCCGAGGTAGTTATACCTTGTCATCCAAAATAGCAGAACCCGCTTCGGCGGGNTTCTTTTNATTATTAAAAATTTCTATATGTATCATTAAAAAAATTGTTGAAAAATCTATTAAAATCACTTGACCTATAGGTTAAATAAACGTACAATATAATATCAGTATAAACACTGAGTTATTAGTTTTTATCACACACAAGGAGAAGATATGAAAACAGTTGGCGATAAGTTAGAAAAATTTGCGGTAACAGGCGTTAAGCCAGGACAGCTAGAAGATGCGTTCTTTGAAATTACAGACGAGAGTTTTGCTGGCAAGTGGAAAGTAATTGTTTACTACCCAAAAGACTTTACATTTGTGTGCCCTACAGAGATTGTGGCCTACGACAAACTAGCAGGCGACTTCGCCGACCGTGATGCAGTATTGCTCACTGGTAGCACAGACAACGAGTTCTGTACTGGTAGCACAGACAACGAGTTCTGTAAGACAGCATGGCAAACGGCTCACGCTGATCTAAAGAAGATTACACACAACCAATTTGCTGACACACAGCGTGGTGAGTTGAGTCTAATCAATCAGTTGGGTGTGTTCTATGCTCCGGCGGGTGCCGCACTTCGCGCAACATTTATTGTTGACCCAGAGAACGTTATCCAGCACGTTACTGTAAACAACTTGAACGTTGGTCGTTCACCAGAAGAAACACTTCGTGTGTTGGATGCGCTACAAACTGGCGAACTATGTGCTTGTAACCGTACTGTTGGCGGCGAGACTCTGTAATGTTAGAAACTATATGCGACACGCTCGTTGAAGCATATAGACGTAACTGGATTACCAGTCGTGATGGTAATGTGTCAATTCGTCATCACGACCGTGATCACTTTTATATCACACCCAGTGGCGTCCGTAAGCAGACCATGCAACCTGACCAGTTCAAGAAGATTGGAATATCTTGGGAACCTAATAGAGGTTATTTGTGGGAAGAATTGTCATATACTGACATCAGTGCTAATCTAAAACCGTCAGGAGAAATTCCCTTACACTTTGGCTTGCAACGAGCTATGGGCAAGCACCGCAATGAAGTTAGGGTAGTGGTTCATCTACATCCCACGTATTGTATCGCTGCCATGCATGCCGGTATTGATTTGGGTACGGTGAGTGCGGAGTTTCCGGAACTTAATCGCTATACCAAGGTAGCACCTAACGTGGGTGATGTGGCTCCTATCAGTCAAGAACTTGCCGATCGTTGTCATGAGAACTTGCGATTAGATAGTGAAGGCAATATTGCCTACGATATTGTAGGTATCAAGGGTCATGGTGTTGTGGCCATTGACACAAGCCCGTGGCGAGCATTTGAACACATTGAACGATTAGAACATATCTGTCAAATCGTTCTAGCATCAGGGAAATATTAAAATGAGTTTTATCGAAACAGTAAAAAGTGCGTTACCAGACTACGCCAAAGATACAAAATTAAATCTGGACGCAGTATTGCTTCGTAGCACATTAGACGCAGACGTAGCCATGGGTTGTGCTGTAGCTGCCTTGGCCGCAACTGGCAACGGCAAGGTTTTAAGTACCCTATTAGCAGATGCTCCAGTGCATGCAGAGTCAGCAATGACAGCCGCAAGTATTATGGCACAGAACAATGTATGGTATCCTTACGTTGAAATGGCAGATGATCCAGCAATGAAAGGTCTGCCAGCACAGTTACGTATGAACGCTATTGCATCACATGGCGGAACTACCAAGTCAAACTTCGAAGCGTTTAGCCTTGCCGCCAGTATCGTGGGCAAATGCCACTTCTGTGTGAAAGCACATTATGAGACACTGAAGAAGGAAGGATACACAGTAGAACAATTACGTGACATTGGGCGCATTGCCGCAGTTATGAATTCTGTGGCCAAAGTGTTAAACAGTTGATAATAGGAAAAATCATGTTAGAGTGTTTGATTGTAGGCGACAGTATAGCAGTGGGTACACACATGTTTGCCAAAGAATGTGTTCTTGTAGGCAAGGGCGGAATCAATACTTGGCAGTTTAATAAAAATTACGCAGAAAAAATTCAACCAGCTAATACTGTGATTATCAGCCTGGGTTCAAATGATCACAGTGGAGTGCATACCTTTCGAGAGCTCATGGCCACGCGGCA